GAGATTCAGCCGGAAGGCGTGCTCGCCCCCCGGCCAGATCATGTAAAACGGAGCGCCCATCAGGTCGAGATCTTGGTAAACGTCATCGGCCCGTCGCCGGCCATTTCGACCGACACTGTCGCGCGCTGGCCCGTCTGCCCCTCGACTTCAAAGCCGGAGATATGGACCTTTCCCGCCCAGTAATAGCCGTTTGCAATGTCGGACGGAGCCCCGACATAGATCCGGGCATTTACCGAGTCGGTTGACGCAAAATAGTCATACCAGGCTTCGACCGATTCTGCCGCGAGGATACCCTCGCCGGACGCGGAAAAGTCAAGGCTCTCGACGTCGCGCTCGACCCATTGCGGAGCTTCCGGATCGTCGCAGTCCGGGACGTTAACCTCCTGCGCGTTCTTCGTGAAGCTCACCGAATGCCGGTTGAGCCCGCAAGGCTTGATGAAGGTTCCGGCGGACGCCGGATCCTCGAGATAGACCGCGACGAGCGATCCCTTATAAGTTGTCGGTTTTGCCATTGGCCCCTTGCTCCTGTGTTGCGATCAACTCTAGCGCCTTGAGGGAAAAGCCCCTCGCTATGCAGGCCCGAGTCAGGCCTTGCACCTCTTGCCCCGCCTTGAAGGCGCGGACGACGTTCTGCCTTGGAACGAAATCGAAGTCACGCAAGACGCGAAATCTCCGGCTCTGCTTCGGCATGATCTAAACCGCCCGCAACGCTTGACGCAAGACGAGACGGATCCGAGCCCGGACGCGCTTTCGATTGGCGCGAAAGACCGGGAAGAAAAACGGTTGCGCGCGCGCGCCAGGATGAGGGATCCCCGGACCCTCCGACCCCGGCGCGGCGATCGAGTGCGGCCGCGTTCCGAACTCGACGAAACGCGCGTAAAACGCATCGCCGAAACTGCCTTTCCCGCCGGCGTAGATTGTGACGACAAGCGAGTCCTTCGGCGAGGAGGCAACAGTCGCAAGACGGAGCGTCCCTTTCGGAGGCGTGTCGAATGTGTAGTCGATCGAGGCCGCTAGAGTGCCGTTTCGCTTTGCGACGATTCCGCGCATTTCCTTGACCATGTCCGCAGCGATCCGATCGAGCTCCTGCCGCAGCGGAGCCCGGACAACCTCCGCAACACGCCGCATTCGCCGCCGGAACTCTGCCACGCCCTCGACCATGCCGATCTTGCCCTTGTCCTGCCGTTTGCAAGTTACTTGCAGCGCCAGAATTCGCGCTGCAGAGCGCCGCAGCGCCATTCCGTCCCTCTGTGGCCGCCAGAGCCATACGCGCTGCAGGCGGCTCTTTTGCGCTATTCCTCGAGGAGAGCCTCGATCGCCACGATTCCATGTGTCACGCCGGGATCCTGATCGTCGAAAGCGCGCGTCTGTGTCACGCGGATCTCTAGAAGCTTGCCGGCCTCGAGATCTCCGTCCAGCTCATGCAGCGCCGCCTTTATCGCGCTGCAGATCTTGCGAGCCTCTGCCGCGCCGCCTTGCTTGTCCGACCAGACGTCAATCTGCAGAGCGGCGTCTATCATTGCGATGCATTCCGCGTCAAACGGAAGCTCCTCCGACGGTCCGATAGAAACAAACGGCATAGACACTCCCGCCGGCGGCCGATCATAGACGCGGCCGTCGACGAGAGCGTCGACGCCGGCGTCTGCCTTCAAGGTCGCGACAACGAATTTTTGCAGAGCTGCGATCACGCTCATTGCGCTACCCCGCTTTGTGCCGTTACGTCGAGATATCGACGATCGCGCGAAGGAATGATCGAGCGGACGTTCAGCTTTTCCCCGGTCCGCGCATTCACGATCCGCCAGTCCGTCTCGATCGCGTGACTTTGGCCGGAGCGCCGAATCCGGACGACGATCGTATTCTGACCCGTAAGCCGGCCTTGCTCGACGCCTTCCCCGGCGCGGAGGTAGATGAATTCAGCCCGGCAGGAAAACTCCTCGTTCCACCCCTCGACCGCTCCCCCGTAGCCGTCGGACATGGGAGCCGGCGACTCGAAAGTGACTTTCTCGAAAAGCTGCGGCGCGCCTCGATCCATGTCAGAGCCTCGCAAACCATGTGAAATTGAGCCCGGCCTCGATCGTGACCCCGCGATCGGCCGCCCATCGATCGACTGCCTCCGTCACCCCGAAACGAAAGCGCGGATCCGGATTGCGGTAATCGTGACCGCCGATCCATCCGCCAGGCTTGACCGTTGCCTCCCATGCCGCGAGATCCGCCGTCACGCCTTCGAAGGAATGATCCGCGTCGAGAAAGACCAGATCGACGCTTGCAAAGCTCCGCGCCACGTCGACGGAGTCTCCCCGACAGATCCGGGCGCGCTCGCGATACCTTTCCGCAACTTTTCGAGCCTCTCCGTAGTGCAGCTCTGCGCGGGCGCGATCGTGCTTTGCGTGATCGTCGTTTGTGGCGATATACGCCGCCGGCTGCAGCTCCATTGGGAGCCAGTTGTCGACCATCGCGAGCCGAACGTCCGCTCGCGCCTGCAGTATCGCGCGGGAGAGCGCACCGATCAGGACGCCGACCTCGACGATCTGCGCGCCCTCTGGCGCTCTCTTGCAGATCTCCGACGCCCGTTGCTGTGCTGGAGTCATATGCCTTCAACCTCCCAAGGGCGCGGCCTGCCATGAAAACAGATCACGCGCGCGTTTTCCGGGACGCCGCGACCGGCGACGTCCGCCTTATAGCTCACGATCGCGCCCGGCGTGAGATCCTGCAGCCGCTTCGCCCGGCGGAGCCAATGCCGCTCGAGAAACGCTTGATCTCCCCCGCCAGGATAGCGGCGCATCCAATGCGCCGGCGATCTTATCCAGTCATTCCAGATTGTCGGCCGATCGCGCTCCGGCAGGAACATGATCGACGATTGCAGTCCGCCCGGCCGGTAAACGTCGCGCATCAAGGCGAGAGCGCCGCTTGCGCCGAAATCTGCCAGCGGCCCCCGGACCGTCATGTCGAGATCGAGGAATAGAAAGTCGCCGCGCAGATCCGGCCGAAAAAGCTCCATCTTTGCCCACCATCCCGGCCAATCCCACCGGAGCGGGATCGTCTCGACGCCCTCGAGGAAGACGTCGGACAGACAAGCGAAGTCGGTTTCCCCATGCGCCGCGAGTTGCCGCTGCAGTCGAAACACATGCTCCGGCCGGTAATCGCCACCGGATCGAAGGACGCAAAAGATCCGCATCAGCGCAACACCCGGCGATCACCCATCGTCGCGCGCATGTCGGATTGCGTCATCGCCTTGCCGTGATCGTAAAGCGCCGCGACGAGCTGCAGAATGCAGATCTTGTCGCGCTCCTCGATCAGAAAGTCCTCGTCTGCGCCGGTCTCGAGAATGTCGTCCAGACCGGCCACAAAGACGACGCGGACCGGATAGGGCCGATCGGAATAGAGCGGCGCGAAGAAACTGTCGGCAAAGCGGACCTCCGTCTGCCCGGCCTCGTTCTGCGCCGTGTAGTAAAACTCCGGCGCGACGGTCTGGCGGACGTGCGCCTCGTCGAGGTAAGCGACCTCAAGGATCTCCCGAAAAGGTTCAGCCGGCAGGACGAGCGGCTCGACGAAATTCGGGAACGAGGCCTCGATCTCTGTCCGGACAAGACGACGTTGGCAGAACGCCTCGAAACGTCCGGTTTCGGATCGGATCAAGGACTCGATCCGATCGTCGTCGTCCGAATGATCGACGCGCAGCGCGAGCTTGGCTTCTGAGAGCGGCACGGCGAGCGCAGTCGACCGGGAAAGGATTGTCAGCACCGGAGAGCCTCCTCGAGCGTTACTTTAGGATAAGCCTCGAGCGCGGAGTCCGCGCTCGCGTTAAAGACCGGGATCCCCAGCGCCTTGATCGTTCCGGCGGCCGCGTCGATCACGCGCCGCCAGCGCGCGACGTCCCGCTCCTGCGGATTGTTAAGTCCCTCGTGCGCCCCATGCCAATGCAGGCCTTTCGCGATCGACATGTCATACCCGACGAGCACGATCCGCGACGGCCGCATTTGCACCGCAAGGTTAAGGACGTGGAATCCACTGTTTCCGCCCCAACCGACGCGGCCGATCTTCCCAAGATCAAGGCGATCGTTTCCGCGCCGGATCTCGATCGCCTTTACGTTCCAACTCCGGCGCGCGACCGCCTTGTCGCCGGAGATCTTGAGGCCGCCAAAGTCCGCGACCTCCTGCCAATGCTTTCCCCACCAGGGCAGATCGCAGGCATAGAGAGCGTCGGCCCAAGGCGCGAGCCGATACCCGTTATTGATCGCGATCAGTCTTGCGCCGGCGGCGCGGACTTTTTCGAGCGGCGCTTCTGCGGCGCTTGGCCCGCCTCCGAGACAGACGACGACTTGCCCGCGCCAGTCTGGCCACCAGTCCGGCGCGGCTCCGGAGGGTTTAGCGGCGCGCCTTTCTGTGTGGATGACTGCGGCCGGCTTGCGGCGGCCGGGATCTTGCCGTCGAGCGGGACGACGCGGCCGGCGTCGATCAACCGTTTTGCCGTGATATCGTCAAGCTCGACCGGAACGTCGCGCTTTATGTGGCCGTAATCGCCGACCATCGATCGCAAGGGTTTAACGAGCATTCCAGAGCCTCCGCTTTGCTTCAAAAGGTCGAGCGCCCCGTGAGGGACGCCCGCATTTCATGTCGCGCCAGGCGATCAGGTAACGTTACCGAAGTCGCCGGCGACCAGCGCGGCCGGGCGCTTGATGCCGAGCGCGAGACGCTTTTCGGCGCGCGCGGTCAGCATGTTCTTGATAAAGTTGTCCCGATCTTCCGAAGACAAGAGGAATTCGGTCTCCATCCGATCCCAGATCGTCGCCGCCATGCGGAACGCGCCGACGAGGAATTCGTCCTCATCCATCGCATTCGTCGCGACAACCGGCTTGCCCCAAAGCTGCGGCCCGGCCATCTGGATCACGTTCGCGAAGATGTAGCGTTGCTCGCCGTCCTTCATGAGCTCAATGCGAGCCCAATCGATCGGATTCAGGACAATCCCGTCCGCCATGTATTCCGAGAGCGACGCCTGCAGGATCGCAAGGCGAAGATCGTCGATCATGGTCGAGCCGGAAAGCGTGAACGCCGGCGAATAGGCAGTCGCCGCCGTGACAAGCCCTTCAAGGTTCTGGCCCGTGCCGTCGCCTTTCAGGATCTGCAGCTCCTCGACTAGGTCGAGCCCATAGGTCAACTCGTTGTCGATCTCGCCGGCGAGCATTGCCGCATCATCGATCGCCTGCCGCGAAACAGGGATCCAATGCGCGATCGTGCGGACGGGCGCGGTCTCGAGCGTCCAAGCAAGCGCCGATTCCGGTTTCTGCGCGCCTTCCGTCACCGGCCGGGCGTTGATCGTCCGCGTCGTCTGGCGCGCATACTCGACCGAATTGCTCGAGGTCTGCCCGACAGACAGGAGTTGCCGGATCGTCATCTGCCGGCGCGCCATGCCCGCGATCTCCGGATCGCGGTCCGGACGGATAAGAGCGCCGCCGGAGTTGCTCGCGCTTGTGATCGCGTGTTTCACCGTGCCGCGCGCGCCGCCCTCGAGGAACGCCTTGACGCCCTTGTCAGCGACAAATTGCCGGCCCGCCGAAAGCACCGGCTCCGCCCCACCGCCCCGGCGCTGCGCGACGCGCTGCTCGAGGTCGCGATTGTCGGAGTCGAGTTGCTCGACCTTCGCTTGCAGCTTGTCGAAAGCGTTCTGCATGAGCGTTTGCGACTGCAGGAGCTTGTCCGCGTTCGCCTTGGTCTCTGCCGAGACCGCGCCGGCTTGCTTCGCTTCGCGCAGCGCCGACTCCGCCGTCGACTTCACGTCGCTCTCGACCTTCTCGAGGGTTTGCTTGACCTCTTTCAGAAGAGCCGAAACGTCGCCCTCCATCCGGACGGATCCGATCAGCGCGGCGGGACGCGCCGCGAGCATCGCCGCCAGAGGCAGCGACAGGGACTTGATATGCGATTTCATGTTTTCCACCTTTCAGATTTGCTTGAGACGTTCCAAGAGGCCTTGCACCTCCTGCAGGACGGCAGCGTCCGGCTTGCCGTTTTGGGCAGCGTCAAGCTTGCCCACTTTTAGACCCGCGAGGATCTCGCGGCCTTCCGATCGAGAGAGCCCGGCGCGCGCCGCCAGGATCTCGAATTTCTTCTCCGCGCGCAGAGACCGGCCGGCCTCCTGCCGCGCGCTTGCGTCGAGCTGATCGGACGGCAGAAGATCGTCCGCGAAACCCTGATCGACGGCCGCCTGACCGCCGATCCACGTTTCCCGGTCGAGCATCTTTGCAATCTCTGCCGGATCGAGGCCGGAGCGCGCAGCATAGATATCGACCGCCGCCGCGTCGAAAGGCTCGAGCCAGTCAGCGACCTCTCTCATTGCGTGACGATCGCCGGCCGCGATCACCCATGCGTTATGGATCATCAGGAAGCCGGCGCGCGCGATCTTGATCGAGTCACCGGCCATTGCGATCACGGAAGCCGCAGAGGCCGCAAGTCCCAAGATCTTGACATGGACCGCTTGCTTATGCTCGCGGAGCGCATTGTAAATCGCGAGCCCCTCGAAATAGTCGCCGCCAGGCGAGTTGATCAGGACCGTTACCTCGCGATCGCCGATCGCGCGCAACGCCGCCTGAATTCGCTTGACCGTGACTCCCTCCCCAAACCAGTCCGATCCGATCGGATCGAGGATCGAGATCGAGGCGTCGCTTTCCTCGCCGGCAAGCCGGACGTCCGGATTCCACCTGTTGATCACGCCGGCCGAAAAATCCGAGCGGACGCGCGGATTCTGGCCAAGGAAGGCTTGCGGCAA